CAAACCCGCAGTTAAGCGGGTCTGGGCTTGGTTTGCTCTGGATTAGTGTGAGCGTCTGGCTTCTTGGATCAACCTGATATCGTCATCAGTGACCATTCTGAACAATGCTCCATTTCGTCGAAAGAAACGCTCCCATTTTTTTGCTCTGTTTCTGTTTGGGTTTGCGCGGAAATGATCACGCAGAGCGTTGAAAACGTCAGTTGCCGAAAGATCAGTTGTTGCCAGCAATCTGTCGATTTCTCCGAGATTCATATTTGCTATATCAGTCATTCGTTTGACTCCGTTTTGGTTTGGCCCACCGCCTCCCCACACTTCGTATTCTACGCTAGCCACATATGGTGTCAACAATTTCACAACATTTATTTAACATTTCTTTCCCGGAGTATAGCTTTGTCCCACGCCTTGCACTCAGGGCAGTACCATCCCTGCCTAAATGGCAGGTCTTTATCATCAAATCCAATGACTTGCTGCATCTCTAATCCGCATTTACACGATTTTGCTAATTCATTCATAAGTATCCTTATTATGCTGCTGTTAGGAGCCGGAGATATTACAGGGCAATACTCACCCTAGCCGGAACCGAAGCCCCGGTTTAGTGATATGCCGCCGTCTATCGCCGTCGAAGACAGGGAAAGAGCCAGAGGTAGGTCTGCCCTTCTCAGTAGATTACGGCCCGTACACGCCGCCTGAGAGCGTTCTACTGCGCTAAATGTGCGTACTGCCGAAGGTTATCCCACTCGGAGCGCGTATCTAGCCACTCATAACGCTGATGGCAGGGCTTTCTCAGTTTCCCTCAGATTTTACATGCCGGGAGACGCCGAAGCGGACCAACGCATGTGCCTGCCAGTTTGAGAAAGTAGGGAGAGGTGTTACAATACTACCCAGTCGGGCAGTTGACATCTTTCCCCTTGGTTCTCTGTCGGCTTTTGCTGGGCTGGTTACCCGGACCGACTTTCCAATCCTAAACCCGGACGCAGTTTAATGCAACTCCCGGGTGACGTACTCTTCATAGCTATCTATGTACTGCTCGTTATTTTCAAACCAGTTTTCTATCATTTTCAAGAAAAAGTTCATCGTGTTAATCGCATCGTGGTCCTTGCCAGAGAACCTGCTGTGGCTCTTTATAAACCACTCATTTAGCTCATCCGGCGTCATCATATGAAATGTTATCTCTTCTTCTTTATTCATCTTAAAATCCTGTAAATTCTAATCGGCCAGACTCGCCCGCGGCTCGCCTAGAGAGCATAGTCTCATACTCCAGCTTGTAATGCTTGGCGATCTCCTTCTCCGCTTTGTGAAGGCTCTTTGCCAGATTGGTGTCATTTCGCTTTTCGTTCAGGATTTCTACAACTCCGGGCCCAAGTCTTTCTTCGGCCCATCTTTGGAAATCGTGAGGATTACTACCAAGTAGCATGTGGCAGCTCATGCAATGCGCGAAAGCATTATCAGGGTCCCATCGAGTACCCTTAGCCCTGCGCCCGAAGTAATGGCTGCAGTGGAGCCCTTGAGAGTTCTGCTGGTATGCGGTTCCGCAATGTTCACAGGTCCAGTTAGCCCTCTCCCTAACGCATTTACTAAACCAGCTATCTGAAGCCTTTAATCGCATCTGTTTTGATATCCCACGCTAAATTATATTTAAGGCACTGGATGGTCCAAGCGGCTCGCCTAGCCACATCTGGCTTCATATATTTCTGATAATATTTCAGCATCTCAATGCTGGATTTTTTGTTCATAAGCGGATTCTGGCGCAAGATATCTTTAACCTCACGCCGAACCACATAGCTCATCTCAAGTTCATTTCTGCCCTGCTCGTTGCCTGCTTGCTTCTCCAAGTCTCGAACCTCATTTTGAAAACTTCAATCTGAAAGCGTAAGGCTGTAGCCTGCTCTACGGCTTCCTTGATGCCTTCTAGCAATTCTTGATATTCAGGATTAGAGTATGCCTCACGCTCCTGTTTGGCAATGGCTAAACCCGGCTCATTAGCCTCTGCATCGGCCATAAGCATAGCTTTTTTAGACTTTCTGAATTCACTCAAATAGGCTCGGTTGGCCTCCGCTTTCGCGTAGTCTTTTGTTAGCTGCTCGATCTTTAGCCAGCTTTCTTCTCGCATAACTGATCTCCACATGAGCTCTGACAAGCGCTCGGAAGTGCTCCGGGACTCTTCCCAGAGCCTCCCTGCGCTCTTTTTTAGTTTCTAGCGACATGATATATGCCGCCATCTGTCTAGGTTTTCCAGATAGCAAAGCCATCTTCTACCTTTCGGCTTTTAGGTCTAAAATCCAAATCGTGCCTACGGCAGTAGCTGTGGATATTACTCAGCTCCTTACGCATATCTTCCTGCTCATCGTACAGCAGGCATTCGTTGCTTCCCTTCTTGAGATCAAGAAATCTAGCCACGCTATCACTTTTTAAATAATGGCCGTTTTCTGGAATTTTTCTGTTGGCAATTTTCAAAACGGAATGTCCTCAAAGTCAACTTCAAGAGGCTTAGCTTGCGGTTCTGCGGGTGCTTTCTGTTGTTTTTTGGAAAATGACAAACTGAGTATCGGTTTTTTAGGATTTTCAGAAACATCATTTTTCCAAATGTTTACAAAATACTCGGTCCCGTCAATATCGCAAGTTCCAGTCAAGTGTGGATGCTTTTCGGAAGACCTTCTGTCGTTCTTCCAAACAGCTCCGCGGTTAGAATTATCGTATGGCATTAGTAACTCTCCTGATTGAGTGCCGAGACAAACTTATCGTTGATTACTTTTCTCTCGGCTGTGGTGAATGGGCCGCCCTTTGATGGAGCCCGGTTAAGAAGATGCTGATCTCTTATAGGAATTTCATACCAACGCTCAGCAACCTGATATAGCTCTTCAAGGTTTTCCTCTCGGGAATACCTGTCAATAGCTTCCTTAATGTCTTCTATCAAACGAATGTTCTCCAGAATGCACTGCGTCTGATCTTCCATAATCTCTTCTAGCTTGAATCCTTCTTCTCTGGTGTAGCTGTAGCGGATCTGTTTGTTGTCATAGGCACGAAGCTCAACCACACCCTTTTCATCAGTCAGACCTTCCCACCGGAACCTGACATACCTCGCGTCCTCACCATCCTTTAACTCGATAATTATTGTGGGATAGTCGTACAGTTCCCGGCCTATGCCGAGATTGAAACAAGCCCGCTTAAAAGAATCAGACGCCGCGCCCTTCTCGGACTCGTAGTTAGATGGTGTTCCGACATCCTGCACCCACACCCATTCTTTGATCTCTGGGTTGTAGATACCTACAGAACAGTAGAGTTTACCGTCAATGACATCATGCTTGCGCTGCCAGTAGCCCGTACCAATTACTTTATCCAAACGGTTCTGATCAACCCGCGCATCCTTGTACGCCATAAATAAATATTTATTGGTTTCACCCATTCGCTTTTGAACGCGAAACTCTACTTGGCTGATTTTTAACGGGATTCTTAATTTTTCGTACATAACAATTCTCCAATGAATCTGGAGATAGATTGTAATGCATGTGATGTTGTATTGCTAGCTTTTTGTGTATTGATTGCTGACAAGCATATCAGCAAGCTCTACCGCCCGGTTTCCGGTCTGTCTAGCGAATTTGGAATCAAGCACTTCTGCGCCAGCGTCCTTCCAATTCCCGTTCTGAATTGCCCACATCAATTTACGAAAGTGAGAAAAAGAAGGCCCGCCAACGCAGAAGTACAAATCTATAATAGCATCACGGCGGGCGCCGTCCAGCGTATTAAACCATTCATAATGACGGAGCTCTTGGATGCAGACGTTGATGTCACGCTGGAGAAGCATCATAGCCTCTTTCTCGGTAATCCCGTTATCTGTAAGGTTGTGCCCTACCCCGATAGTTATTTTGCCCGCAGTGCACTCGTAGGGTCTCAGGCGCAGCCCTTCGTGCTTTATGAGTAGGTCAGTCAGCTTGTTCATCAGTAAGTTGCCCTGCGAGCCACGATTGATTCAGTGAAAGAATTCCGAGTATTGTGTACGGGCTGAGACCAGCACATAGCTTCATCTCTACCCATCCGCTAAGCTGCTCATCAGCCTCAACAGCGAGCTCTTCTAGCCTCTCAGCCGACAACACTGGAAGATCAATAACATTGCTCACGGCGTTGCGGTAACCCGGGCTATTTCGCCCCGGTCCTTGTCGTAAGTGATTGCTAGGGCTCCTCTTTGCGAATGCTCAAATCCACGAGCAGCATAAGCATCTCTCGCAGCTAAAGTTGGATGTCTTTCAATCACCGCACCAGAGCTTTCTATCACCTCCCTTGTGTGGAGGTGACCAGTTGATATGTATATATGCTTGCAGGCGGCCATATTTGTTCGGAATTCTGGTTCGGAGAAAAACTTTCCTGATAAGTTCTTGATTCGCGTCAAGTGCCCGTGGTGCCAGCCTAAGAACACGTTGCCCCACCTAAACTGATAATATGGCATCCCGGAGTCATCAATCGTAACTCTGGGATTTTTAGCAAACGCCATTTTCATAATCGCTTGCAACCAGATAGAGCCAGCCATATCGTGATTACCCTCGCACATCACAACGTGCACATTCTTGTGCTTGTGCAACAACATCTCTACTGAATTGACGCAAGTCTTTACGGCTACCTCTACAAGCTCGCTATATCTGCCGCTTGCGTCTAGCGCATGCTTACTCATCGGAGTAACTGCTTGCAGGCCGTCAAAGTGCAGGAAGTCTCCCATCTGCACAAAAACCGCCTGCTCCGAATCCGGGCACCCGCCCATCATAGCGTTGATACCGCGGTGCAGCGTATCCTCGGCTATTTGTAAATCCCACGATTCGCCAGTTTCACGGTTAGTAGAATATGCGCCTATGTGGTAGTCCGTAATCGTGTAAACGCTGCAAAGATCCTTGCTTACATTTTTCGGAGGCTTTACCCGGGGCCACGGCTTAATGCCTTCAGCGAGAGACTCTGTGACATCTTTCATTATGTCGAGCTGGCGCTGCTTATCGGCCTCGGTCTTTATCCACTCAACTTTAGTGTTGCCGTCTGCGTCTAAAAGTGTGGACCTACCCTTTAATCTAAAGCCGTCAGGGATATCGGTAGTATTTTCCTTGTAACCTTTAGCCGCGGCCTCTGCCCTAATGTTAGATACGTGCTTCTGAACCCCGCGCACATCTATACCCAAATCAGCTGCAGCTGCTTTGCTGTCGCAGCCGTGCATAATCACAGCCTCAACAACCTCTCTCTGTCTTCTGCTAGAAGCGTAGGGGATAATCGATGGGTCTATTTTAGCTCGGACATCCGCCCTATTCCAAAGTCTAGGCTTACTCATCAGATTGGCAGACTCTATTCCAAGATATTATCGGAACAAGTGATAAAAGGTTGTCTACCGTTGCATCTATATTTTTAGCAGTCTGTAGCGGACATAAAGACTCTTCTAATTCTCTGGCTTTTTGCCCCACCTCAACCGCGTTGAATGAACCGCAGCCGGTAAAAGCAACTAGAATAATAAAACTAAGTGTAACTCTTAACATCACTTAAATAACCCTCTTGCCCATTGATAAGCTCTTACCGGAGTCCACATAACCCACTGACCTACAGGGTGTACATCACAAACTGCTAAGGCTTCTCTGAATATCTTGTCTGCCATTCTCTGATCTATGCCGTACATATTCTGTACTGCCTCACAGCATAAGTAGTCGTGCACTATTGCAGCCTTGCGATTCTTGGCATTTGCCACTGGAACAAGCCATCTCATTAACCTTGGCACACTGGCTAGGTCTGTAAAAAATCCGTGAGGAACAGTAATAGTTTGGTTCAATGTATCACTGTAATATCTAAAAGAAGACAGTAATCTCCAGCCTTTATCTACAGGTTCCATAAGCAGATTTTGGTCTACAAAATGACTCATATCATGTCCCCAAAAGAAAAGTAGGCTACAACTGCAATCCAAAATAACCTTTCAGCAAAAGCAACTGACGGATGAATCTTCGATAGCTTTTCGTCCATTGAGTTAACTTGCTCTTCTATCTTGGTCTGTCGGCTAAAGATTGTGGTAATCCTTTCCTCAACCCTAGCAAGAGATACAATCGCTTCCTGCAAGTCATCTATCTTGCTTTCAATCCTTTCAATCCTATTTTCCACTAGAATACTCTTACATCTTCATTTAGAGTTTCTTTAAAAACAGGCTTGCAGTAAGTTAAGTCACCTTCTAATCTGCTACTATGCATATTCAACTTATTAGCAAAATGGTTGCATCTGCTTAGCTCAACAAAAGCCATAGGTATTACTTCTGGTAACCCACCTATAATTATTACAAGAGCAAATACTTTCATTTAAACAATCCTAACCTTCAAGTTAGCCGCGTTGGTTGAAGTTATCCTAACCTTATTCTGAGCAGGAGCATCGTAAGTGTAATCAGTACCTAGTATCGCACCTTGGTTTAAGACATTTGCATCGTAGTTAATCGCCACACCGTCACTGCTAGGAATCGTGCT